CACTGCTGCCACTAAGGGTATAACCAGTAGATGTAAAAACGGGACTACAGCTGTAACTAATTGTGGCGTTTGCTAAATTTGTTCTAAGAGAAACTGAAGAGTATGCGCTAGAATTAACTCTGTGATCTTCCGCTGCGGATCGAGATTTTGACCACACTGCACCTCCGTATCCAGCTAAGTTAATTCCATTTGTAATTGTTTGATTTCCAGATCCGTTACCGGTATAAAGTTGAACACTAAATACGTCTTCAACGTAATTTCTTTCTGCGCTACTAGCGCCCATAAGTAGTGCTCGGGTGATAGGGTCCATTGCTTTATCAGTTGGTGTAGTTGGTCAGCGAGGATGCACGCCAGCGGGTGCCGCCATCATCAGTAATAAACATAAACAGGTGCGTTTTGCCAGTAGTTAGCGTTGGCGCTATACCTCCGGGCCACTCTACACCGCTAAACCAAGTCACCGTACCGCTGGTATGTGTCAGCTCCAACGTAAATGCATAGGCGCGACTCGCTGGGACGTTGCTGACGGTAAAAGTACTATTGGCACTAATTGTTTTGGTAAAGTAATTACCAGTGCTGCAGTTAATCGCTAGCGCACCAATGGCGACTACAGTCTGTGCATAAGTGCCAGCAAGATCAAAATCAGTGTTTGCTGCTGCACTGGATTGACCTACTGCCAGAGTGCTAGTAGTAGCAAAGCTGCCACTGGTACTAATGTTGCCTGATGTAATAGCCGTACCACTAACTTTACCTGCAGTGCTAATTGTTGCAAGTTTTGTGTCAGCAATAGCCGCAGAAGCGTTAATATCCGCATCGACAATTACACCACTACTAATAGCAGCGGTGCCGTTGCTTGCGATTGTTACGTCGCCAGTAACTTTGCCAAAGGTATATTCAGTAATGCGTGTTGCTGCTGCTTTGCGATTTGTGCCAGCTCCGCCATCATCAACAATAAATAAATCGGCATCGGAAAGTGCTGTACCAATATCAGTACCGCCGTCAATGTCAATAGCTGAAAGGCTTACTTTGTTGCTGCTGCTAATAATACCGAGTTTTGTATCGTCGATTGCCGCAGCTGAATTGATATCGGCATTAACAATTACGCCTGTGCTGATAGCGGTAACACCGGAACTACTGATTGTTACATCGCCAGTAATATCAACTGCAGTGGCAACATTGCTAGCATTGCCAACAACCAATCGACCAGCGGATAGTGCAGCTAATTTGCTGTAAGCAATACCGGCACTGGCGCTAATATCATCATTGACAATAGTGCCATCGGTGATCATTGAACTTGTAATCACCCCGGTGTCACCCGTAGTGATCAGGGTGCCAGTGGAGTTAGGCAGTGAAATAGTTCGATCTGCTGTGGGATCTACTACGGTTAATGTTGTTTCAAAAGCATCCGCAGTGCTACCTTCAAACACCAGTGAACCCGTGGTTCCAATCTCAAGTGCGCCGGTAACAGTGCCGCCCGTTTTGGCAAGTTTTTCGTCGTCTAGTTCTTGTAGTGCTGTTTGAACATTGGTTGCACTAATTCCGCCGTAAGGCGTAAAGCTGATATTAGTGGCCGTTTGACCGGCGATAGCATTAGAAACATCAATTAAATCCCATGTTGTGCCATTTGACAAAATCATGTCAGGTGGCGCTAGCGCCACTGCAGGTGCATTACCCGTGCCAGTGCCTGAAACTGAAACAACTAAGTAATAACGAGCATTTGTAGACGAAGCTGCGGCTAGTGCTGATCCAGTCGTAAGTCCAGCAGCCGTACCAGCTGATGTGGTAGACGCAACGAGATTTGTACTGGCGTTGTAAGTGCCGCCATACACTAATTCGCCGCTTGTAATCGTTACAGGCAACCAAGCAGAACCCGTCCAGATATAAAGATCGCCGTTTAGTTCGTCAAAAAAGTATTGACCCTTAAATTCGGCAGTTGGAAAAGTTACAACGCCGGCAGTAGATCCAGCGCCGCCGAATTGCACGGTGGAACTATCTGCAAGTTTAAGGCCAGTAATACTGTCATTTGCAATCAATGATGCGCTAAACGTGCCTGTAGCAATCTTGCTAGCATCAAGACTTGGAATATCACCGGCGACGAGATTAGCGCCTGCGCTGACATGTCCTTCACCATCAACGGTGACTTTGGTATATGTGCCAGATGCAGTGGTATTAGAGTGATTTAAAACTCCGCTAGCAGTTACACTTAGTCCAGTACCAGGTTGGACTACACCATTAACACTTGCCGTAGCAATAGGCAGATCTGTGCTTGCTAATGCTCTAAATGTTGGAGCAGCAGCCGCTCCAGTAGTGGGTCCTGCAAAAACCGTGGCAGCCGATTGATTGTCAAGACTAGTAGTAATTGTGGTGCTGAAATTATCTGGTTTGGTAACTGCAAAAGATAGTGGGGTTGAATCAGAAAAATGGACAGTTTGTAGTGCGGCAATTTGCTGCCACTCTGCGCCTGTCCATGCGTAATTCAATCCAGTATTGGTATTTAGCCACTGCTGACCGACAAACGCTCCATTTCCAGCTGGGACGTTTCCGCTGACTACTGTGGCACTATTGGAAGCTAGCTTTGCATCAGTTACAGCAGCGGCATTGATTTTGGTGGTAGTAATAGCCGAGTCAATAATTTTGCTAGTAGTAACTGCATCGTTTGCGATTGTTGCTGCAAAAGAGCCCGTACCACTACCTGTTACATCACCAGTAAGCGTGATAGTTTGGTCGCCAGTGTTGGTGCCGCTGCTTGTGCCGGAATGGGTGCCGCTAAATGTGCCGTTTTGAGTTGCAAGCGTACCAAGCCCTAGCGTGGTACGAGCTTCATCTGCATCTACGTCATCAATAAACGAACGACCAAAACCAGTCAGAGTTGCAATGTCATAAGTATTTGCTGCAGTGGTATAGATAATTTCATTACCGCTAGTGGTTAGCCCAGCGATAGATGCCAAGCTTGTGCTATACGCTTGAATATCGGTGCCAATAACTAATCCGAGATTAGTGCGTGCACCTGAGGCAGTAGATGCACCAGTACCTCCGTCAGCAACGGCAAGATCAGTAATGTTAGTTACTGAGCCACCTGTAATGGTGGCAGATGCCGTACTGATAAAGCTAAGCGTTGCAGTACCGCCGGTAATAGCAACACTGTTAGCAGCTTGCGTCGAGATTGTGCCAAGCCCTAGCGTGGTACGAGCAGTTGATGCGTCGGCATCATCAATCAACGAGCGACCGAAACTGGTCAGGCTTGTGGTGGCGTAGGTATCGGCACCAGTTGTGTAGATGGCCTGGTCGGCGCTGGTGGTCAAACCAGCAATGGACTGAAGCCCAGCATCGTATGCCTGAACGTCAGTGCCGATGACCAAGCCAAGGTTGGTGCGGGCGCCTGATGCAGTAGATGCACCAGTGCCGCCGTCAGCAATAGCAAGGTCGGTGATGCCAGTGATCGTGCCGCCGGTGATCGTGCCGCCGGTAATGGCAACCGCACTTGCATCTTGAGTTGAAAGCGTGCCCAATCCAAGCGTGGTGCGCTGGCTGGCGGCATCCGCATCGTCAATAAGGGCGCGACCGGCGGCGGTCAGTGTGATTTCTTGTACGACACCAGCGCCTGCGGAGCTACGGCCCAACACGCGGTCGGTGCTGCTGACGTTCTGCAGCTTGGCGTAAGTGACCGCACTATCAGCAATGGCAGTTGTGCCAAGTTTTGTAGTGCTGGACTGATTGAGTTTGCCAAGATCAATGCTGCTGTTGTCCGCCAGTCCGGCGCCAGCCTCAAACAGATCTTTGGCAGTAACTTTTTTAGTTTCGCTTGCGGATACATCAACAATGGGCAGCACATCAGCGGCTGCCACATCAGCCTCGCTGAGCTGGTTGAGTTGAGTAATCCGCTGGTCGGCCACGAGGCTCGCTCCTTTGGTACGAAAGCTATGCTCTAGTTTAGTCCTCTGTCTCTGTCAACAGGAAATCAAGATTTTGCTGCAGCTGCATCCTAAAATCGTCCTCTTTAAGGACGTAGCCGCTGGGCCGCCCCAGTAGTAAGCGGATTTCACCGGTTGTCACAAAGTCAATGGCGCATGTAATTGCTTGATCGGTTTGGACTTCAATGCCAGATCGTGTAATAACAGCCGTAAACTCATAGTAAAGATCTGGAACCTCTTGATAGACTTGATTGTTAGTTAGCTGCAAAAAACACGAAAAACTACTGCCAAGCTCTACTCGGTTGATCAGTTGCAAAAGCAATAGTGAGTTTTCTCGCAACTCGCTGCTTTCTGAATTAAATAAACAGTCAATGCTTCCGCCACCAGAAATCAATCCTGATGTATACATGCTTTTGAAGCGATCGGACATTGTTGTAGTGTCCAGTGCTTCACGGTCAGTATTAAAGGTAAATCCCGTTACATCGCCTAGCACCCGATCTCCTAGGCTGCGGATACTTACATCAACAGGAATTGTAGCGCCAGTGAAAGATTCCACTGGATATGCAAGAGCTGGATTATTGTTGACTGCTTGCTGAAAAGTAGAAAACAAACGAACGCCGCCTACAGCGTTTACGTTGGCATAAGCAACAACTGTTTGCTGTGTTACGCCTCCGCCATTCGGCCACGTCGCTGCAGGCAAAAAATCCAAACCTCTAGCATCAGAAGTTTGGATTTGAATTTGATCGCCTGTAAGTAAATTTTGCTCTGCTCCATCAATACCAATACGGTTAAGTGTGGTGTTAATGTCCGCTGGCAAAACAGACGATGCAAAACTTGATTGCATCTTGCGGCTTAACTTGATGCGCCCGTACTGACCCAAGAAGTAGGTCATGCGTTAATCAGCTCTCGGAATGGACCATCTACGGTAAATTGCAGTGACACGGCGCTCAATTCCCCGGTAATAACACTAAGGGATGCATTGGTGATATAAGCATTAAACGCAAGGTCGTCTTTGTTGTCGCCGCCAGCTCCAGGCGTTTCACCAACGCGCAAGATCATGCCAACACGGTCGGATTCCGTTACACCTGCATTGGTGGTTTTCATCAGTTTGTTCAAAAACTGATCGAACTGAACACCTGTCTCGCCTACTTCAGGACGGTAATACAGCAAAGTTGCACTGCCGGTAGCACTGCTTGCGCCAGGTGTGTAGCTCTTGACTGCTGTGTCAACGGTCGTAGTTTCGAGCAGTTCAACAGTTGTTTCTAGGCTCCAGTCGCGGAGTTTGTAGGCTTTTTCGGCTGCCACTGGAGTGGGATCGTTTGTGCCGACAGCGGTCAAATAAAGGGCGCCTGTGCGACCAGTGAAGTACGGCATTGCAAGAAGGCGGCGAGTCTTTAACCCACTTTAGCGGCGAATGGTAAAAAGTTGATCGGTGAAATCCGCAATCAGACTGCGGTCGCTAGAATCGCACGGGTAAATTGTGGCGCGAACAGTGACCTCGCCCTCTTCGTCCATTTGCACTTCGTTGACTCGGTAAACCCTTTTGCGGCGAACCTCTTGACCCAATACAAACAGCCATCCTTCGCGGGTGCTTAGGCTTGCGGCTGTATTGTTGGCAATCGTAACCGTCGTTGAGATTACGCCATCGCCGCTGCGGTATAGCAAGATACTGTACGTACCATCAGGCACTGAACCAGCAACGGGCGTGTTGAGAAGCCCGCCTGCGGCAATGACACCTGTGTAAATTCCATCCCACTGGTTTTGACCTAGGTCTACGTAAATATACGTACCAGGCATTACTGGGCTGGTAGTTGGAAATGTTTTAAACTCAATGCTGTTGCGAACGTATCTCCGAGTATTACAAAGCAACTTGCCAAACATGATTGCCTGCGCCTCACTTGTTACATAGGCGGAGATGTCGAACGTTTGAATTACGGCATCATTTTCAGTGATGTCCGAGCGGCTAATTGAGATTGAACGGTTAACAGCGAATAGACATATGCTATCAAGAGCGCGATAAATAACAGTTGCTATTAAGTCCTGCACGTTTGCATCGTAATCCATGTACTCCTCTTTGTATGAATTTTCGAGGATATTTCCTTGATTAAACAGAGCAGAAATGTGCACTCTGCGGTTCATTGCGCCAGTAGCTCTGTCATAAGGAACTGCCGGTATCAAAGTTTCCTTGCCACCAATCCGAGCAAATTCAAGCAAACTAAATGGAGCATTAGCAGCCCAAAAAGCTCGCCAGCTTGTGCGGTCGGCAATGACGCCATCAAGAAATAAATTATTTGCAACGCAAAAACGTTTTGCGTATGCCAACTCAGTTAGATCAATTCCTTCGACCGCTGCATAATTGCCTATGCCGTCCTCTTTGTCGTAGACAGTATCTAGAAAAATATCTGGCGCGTAATTGCTTGGTCCCGTAGGCGCTGATGGAACGGTTAACGTGTTTGTGTTAATGACACGCACCGGTTTGCCGCGAGTAACAAACGCCGTAAACGAACGCAAGTCTTGAAGACCTTTGCCACTAAAAACATTAAAACCTAGTAGCGAAAGATTTTTATACAAACGTGTTAAATCAAATGTTTGACGCTGTTGCTCTGTCACAGCTACAAGTGTAAACTCTGGGCCACGGTCAAAACTACATGTCATATCAGTGTCCGCATCTAGGCTAAACCAATCCCATTCCCTTGTATCACCAGGAATAAACGGGTATGGCGGCAATGGCGCAGTTTGCGTGACAGTTTTTACGTATCCAGTGAAGTTAAGTGTGATGCCTGTGGCTATCGGTGTAGAAAAGTCAGGTCCTGTGTTTTCTAGGTATAAGTATTGAGTATTTTGTGCGGCGCCGTTAATAAGTAGCGATGGGTGCTTTCGGATTTCAGCAACAGGATCTACGACCGGCTCAAATTTAACTTCCCAGTTGTAAGGAACTGAGCTAACAAGTTTAATGTAGACATAGTTGTCTTGCTCCGCAGCGCGTCGTACTACAAAAATACCGTTCACCATGTTCCATGCGCCTGCCGTAGTTCCATCGCCGCCGTCAATGCGATAAAACATTAAGAACATTGAATGGCGCTGAGCTAATCCGTTATCGCTAGCGGAGTATCCATACGATGCCTGCCTACCGCCTATTCTTCTAAAAACTTGGCACCTAAAAGCGAAATCAATAATATGACAACGGGACAATGATGTGTATGAAGCGCTTTCAACGCGCACCAAAGCCTTTAGGTTATAAAAGCCTGAATTATCTGGGGTTACTTCTACATCGCTGTATCGCACACTAGGCGACCTTCCTGCTTCAATGCAGGTTAGGTTAACGAAGTAATTTCCATTATCCGGTGAATCACCTTCTATAGATGTAACGCGAAACAAAGCAGAACCTAGCTTAAAAATACCAGCATCATCAAATTGAGACGCAACGGCTCGACGCACGTCGGCCTTTGCACGATAAAACTGTAAATTAAAGTCGGTTAAAGTTAAGCCTGTTTCACTGGTAGGCGCAATCCAAAGCCTTACTCCTGCGCCTACGGGAATCAAACCAAGATTGTTTGATGGCTGAAAAGGAAGGGTGTGTCCATTAACTGCGTAATCAAACCCAAATGAATCAAGAAAGATATCAACAAATTCTCCAAACTTATTGTTTTCGCTATCTCGCAAGTAAAAGTAAACCGCAAATGGCACTGGTGAGTAACCGCCAAATGTATTAGAGCTTGATGGCGAATAAACTTGACTGAAGCCATCGTAGCGAGTCAACGAGTTGTCTATTTGAAGTCGATAGGGATTGTCAGTGGCGTTGCCATAACGAGCTGGATCAGTAGCGCTATTGTTTGATGTTTCATTTTGAAATGCCAGCGCTCCGGTGCCGCTTGGTCTGAAATAAATCCATTTATTTTGAGCTACAAGATCAGTGATTGCGGTTTGCCCAAAAGCGCTTTTGTTGGCATCGATTGCGGTAATTGCACCGCCAGAAAGTATCGCAAGCATTTGCATGTATTGATTTTGTCCATAACTGCGAATGGCGCTCCAAATCATTGAAGACGTAATCCGTACACCGCCGTTTGGATTAGTTGTGATATCTGTATAAACAATGGGTATTACGTCACCATACTTAGCAACTTCTTGAGCAGAATTAAACCCAAAACGCGGTGCAAAACGTTGCTCCCTTGTTTGTACATCGCCAGTGCGTTCGACACTGGGAATTTGAGGGCGTGGCATCAAAAGTGCCGATGCAACTTGGAAAATAATTCCTATAACAGTAAGCACAATTGATACAGTTGCAGGGTCGTTTCTTATATCTAATACGCTCCCAGCTTTAATATCGTTGTATTCTTCCTGTAGTGACAAAAATTCCAAATACTCCTCTTTAGTGCAACCAAGGGTTGCAATTAGATCGTGCTCATATGGCAGCAGCTTTCGGGTCATTGGTTTACCTTGAGAATGTGCCCGATAGTAGGTAACGGCACATGGATCACACTACTACTAGCGCCAATAAACAGCACGTTTGTGGCGTCTGTGTAGGTTCCCAGTGCTGCACCAGACCTTACGGGCAAAAGGGCAACGCATCCTGCTGTAGGTCGTGTTTGCCGCTGGCCATTTTGTAGAAGCCAGCGCACTATCAATCCGCGAGGAAAGCTGGCTTCAGTGTACTGCTGGTAGACCCACTCGTACTTTGCGCTGTAGTCAGCCATGCCCATGCGCCTATGGACTTCGCAGACAAGTTGAAAACAATCAGTAAAGCCGCTGCCGTCGCGGGGACTGTGCCCCCAGCCATAACGGAGTCCAACTAGATCATTAAAATTTATCACTGCAGTCGAATTTGGCTGTCCAAAGGGAGTGGTCCCACTAGGTCGCGGGTGATTTGGCGGTTGGGGAAATTGCTTGCAACACTGTCTATAGCACTGCGAAATCGCAACTCAATCGTGGTGTCACTGATACTGCTACCAGTTCCGACGTAATACTCAGGCAGTTGGTTAGTGGTGTACTGCCCATCAGCCGTGAGCCAAACGGTCGTTAATGTCAGGCGGCTTAATCTATTACCGTTAGCAGCTGCAAGTAGTCTTAAAGCTATTTCTACATTTGGAAACAACACCTGCAAAAGACTATTATCACCACTTAGCGACGCTGTTGTTCCCTCGGTTCTAAAAGGCGCAAAAGCATAGCTTTCATTAGCGTATACTTTTGTTTCGTTTACAAAGTAATTTTGAAAATAGTTAGGCGCTCCAGAAGACGCGATTAACTTAAAAAATTGAGCGATTCGAATATCCATCACATGTCCAGTTGTGGGTTGCGGATTTCAGCTTTGAGTGAAACGCGAACTGTGCTGTAACCAGGGCGCACGGAACTAACTTGCGGCGGTTCTGCATATTCCCATCGAAGCGCGTCTGATGTTGCGGCTGCTAATGGTACTAAGCTACTGCTCATACCGGCTGTAACATTTGCGCTTAGCACAAAACGCGTATTCGCTGCTGTTTCACTGCGGTAATGATTAAGTAAGGTAACTGCTGTTGAGTCTGGAACGTTTTGATATTCCAAGTCCAGTTTTGCGCCGTATGGCGAGTTGCCAAACGTACGTTTTATTACGGCGCCACTCAATGCGCGATATTCTCGTTGCGGGTAAACGCCTAGGGTGAAATTGCGAGATGTTGGCGTTAATGCGGGAAATGTAGCCATCAGCGGATACCAATACGACTACGGGTTTGAGGTGATTGCTGGATACGATCAAGGGTCATGCTCATTCCGCGTTTTGCTCCATCGCGTGTTGCTTGGCGGCGGGTTTCGGCCATAGCAGCCTCTAGTTGATCGCGGCTCACGTATTCAGTTCCGCCGATGCTCGTGGTCTCAAAACTCATATTAAGGATAGGAGCGCCAGCACTACCCGGTGTAGCGCCCATCGCAGAACGGAGATCGTTGGTTGGCACAATACTGCCACCGGTGCCTGGAACAAACAGCTCTGGACCGCGTTCGCCCACAAAGTAAGGCTGACTGCTTGCTACAGGACCGCCTACAGCCCTTCCTAAAATCGGGGGAAGTTTAAACCCTTCAGCAAACCCTTCACCCTTCGGCAAGGTGTACCCCTTGCTGCCTGCAGCACCAGTAGGACCACCTGCAGCTCCTGCTATTGCACCAAGAGCCTTAAGTATTAGTTGAAGTGTAATCATTACAGTTTGTTTGGCAATAATTTCAGCTGCCATTTCAATAAACATGTCTCCTACAGACTTAAAGAAACTGCTTAGAGCTTCTTTAGCGGTCATGCTCCCAGAAACCAAGCCTTGGAACGCCGTGTTAAATGCAGCGCCTATACCGTCGGCTACTTTTATAGCGATATTTCCACGGTCTGTAAGTTCTTTTATTTCTTCCTTTAATTGGCCTATACGATCTTCGATTTTTCCTCTGGTT